CGCCGGGGAGTTGGAGCAAGTACAGTGCCACTGTGATCTTCCTTTCAAAGGAGAAACGGCGAGGGCCCCTTGAGGGACCCCCGCCGCTTATCGGCCGAGGTTAGTTCGTGATGCCGTCCGCGGAGGCAAGCCCCCGCAGAGAGAAGAGGGCCATGCCGCAGTACCAGACGACGCGCGTGATGCTCTCGTCCTTCGTCTCGGACTGGCCGACCTCGACGATGCGGATGCCGGCGGCCTTGGCGGCCGTGAGCCCCGCGATGCCGTGCGAGCGACTGCCGTCGTCGAACGTCCCGGCGAAGATCGTGGTTTGAGCCGTCCCGCCACCCTTGACCTGGTTGATCGGGATGTAGTCGTTGCGGAAGATCGGGATGCCACGGTACGCCGGGACGACCGCCCCGCTGGGCAGCGTCACGACGTCGTTGATCGACGCCCCGCCGAGGGCCCGGAGGAGCGCGTTGTAGCTCCGGATCGTCCGGGAGTTCATCGTGATGTAGTCGACCGAGCCGTCCTTGTCCGTGACAAGGTCGAGGAGCTCGTCGAGCCACAAGAACGACAGGGCCCCGCCGGCCGCGCCGGTGGCCACCTTCTGGGAGGCGTCGCAGAGGAGGATCAGGCCCGTGAACTGGTCGGCGGCGCCCGTGCCGTTGATCAGCATCTGCTGGTAGGCCCGACCGCAGTGCTTCGCCTTCGACGCGACCTGGATGGCGGCCTGGTCGTTGTCGTCCGACCGCGTCTCCTGGATGAAGTTGTCGACTTCCGCGTCGCCGATGATGCGGGTCATCGTGCTCGTGACGTTCGTGAACGTCGCGGCCGCCTTGCCGTCCGTCGAGGCGTCGATCGGGTTCGCGCCCTGCGAGCCGATGAGGTCTCCCACGCCGAGGACGACCACGTTGCCGAGGGCGTTCTCGCGGTTGTAGGCGAGGGCGTTGCCGCTGATGCCGTCGAACGGGAGCACCTCGAACATCTTGTTGACCGTGATGACGTTCTCGATGACGCCCGCGACGAGTTCGTCCTGGGCGAGTTTCGCGGATTCCACGAGGGTTACGGATGCCATGTCTAGGTTCCTTTCAGGCTGCTTTTTACGTGTTCACTACCTCCGGCCAGCCGTCGGCTCACCCTCTGGCACCCGCGGCGTCACGCCGCGCCGGTCTGTTTCTATATTACCGCCTCCGAGAGAGGCCCGCCTTGATCTTGTCCAACGATGTCCTCTCCTGCGTGGCGTGAGCGGCAGGGATCCTCGAACTTCCCGGGGCCTTCCCGCCACCCGAGGGGGTCTCCGAGTTGAACAGGACGCCGTACGTCTCGGACGCTGCCATCTCCTTGACCAGCTCGTTGATGGTCATCGCCGACCCGGTCGCGCCGCTGAACCGGCGGTCGCTGGCCTTGTCGACGACGAAGACCTTGAACGCCCCGTCTTCCTCGACCGTCTGGACCTGATTCTTGATGAACGGGAGGACGAGTTCGGGCCGCTTGGCCTTCCCGGCGAGGGCCGCTAGCGCCTGCGACTCGACGAGGTGGCCGTACAACTGCCCCTTGAGAGCCTCGGCCCTCTTCTCCATCGCCGCCTTCTCGACGGCGTGCGCCGCCGCGAAGTCCGCCTTGATCTTGTCGAGGTTCAGCTTCGCGTCCTTGCTCCCGGCCGCCTGGGCCTGGAGTTCCTCGAGTTTCGCGCTCACGGTGGCGGCGATCTCGTCGGGCGTCTTGCCGTACGCCTGGAGGGGGGCCAAGTCAACCGCCTTCGCCTTGTGCTCCTTGGCCTCTGCCCGGGACGCCTTCAGGGCGACGTTCAGGCGGGTCACGGCGGCGACCGCCGACTTCACGCCGGGACTGTCACTGTCGAGAGCGAAACCCCCGTCTGCTTTCGCCTTGTACAGTCCGCGAAAGTCCTCCGGGACCGCGTCCAAGGCCGCCACCGTCTGGTTCTGGCTGAAATCGAATTCCATCCGATACCTTTCCGCGGGGTCACCCCGCGCCGCGACCGTCACGGTCGCCGGTTACTGGGAAACGTCACGGGGCCGCGCGGCCCCTACTTTTTCTTTTTGTTTCTATTCAGGACTTTGTTCGCCGCCGCGTCGATCGTGCGCTGGGCCGACACCGAGAGGTGCCCGGCCGCCACCATCTGCGCCGCCCTGGCCTTCGCGTTCGCCGCCCTGGCCGGGGTGTCGATCGGGTACTTGCGCTGCTCGGGCAACGCGAACTTGTCCTTGGGCAACTTCTTCCGCTGCTTGGTCGTCAGTTCCGCCATCACAGGGCCCCCAGTTGCGCGAGGGTCAGTTCCTTTCCCCGCGAGTCCACGAACTGGTCGAGAGTAACCTTCCCAGACCTGAACATCTGCCCCTTGGCCTTGCCCAACACGTCGTCTTGGAATGACGCCGACTGGTTCTTCAACCACTCATTGTACGTCGTCTTTGCCGGCACGCGCCCGATGTTCTTGTCTGCCCACTCGTCTCTGTATTGCTTTGTCGTCTGCCCCGCCGCCCGTGCTTCCTTGGCGAAGTCCAGTTGCCGGCGCTCGCCCGTCCTCGTGTCCCGGACGAACGGTCGCTCGCCCGCGACGAAGGAACCGTCGAAGTAGGCGATCTTTACGGAGCGGCAGTTTGGATGTGCCGGCGGACTTGCGCCTGCTGGTTCCCAGGGTTCCGTCCCTGCTGGTTGCTCGTGCCCTTCAGACGGGACAACCTTCCCGTCACGTGACTGGCAGATGGGGGTCGTCCTCCCGTCGAGGGTCGACACCCACCTGAGAGCCGTCACGACGTCCTCGTTGGCCGCCCACACTTCTTCGCGGGCGGCGTTCGACACGTGGTTCACCGCGGTCCGGACAACTGTCTCCGCGTTCCGCCTCGTGATCGCGAGGACCCCGTCGCGGAACCCGTTCTTCTTCGTCCCGGCGACCCGCGCCGCAAGGCCCTGGATAGACTGTCCCTCGACGATGCCGAGCCGGATCTCCCGCATGAGGTTCTTCTTGTCGGACGCCGTTAAGGAGTCGAACCACTCGTGAAGGAGTTGCCCATCAAAGGGCTTGTCAGTCACGAGCGCGCGGAGTGTCTCGACGGGGACCTTCGCGAAGTTGATCTCGATCGGGATCGAGGTCTCGAGAATCCGGAGTTCCGCGGTGGCCTCCACCACTGATAGTCCTCGCAGACCCACCTCTACCTCACCGCGAAGCGTTTCCACGAGCATTGCGCGCTCGTCGCGAATAGACTCAAGGAGCGCCTCGGCACGGCGTCCCTGAAACTTCGCCGCACTACGCCGGATCTTCGCTGCAAGATCACGGTCCGCGGCCTCGAGGATCTTCAGAATACGCTTAATCTCACCATTTGTGAACCGCCGGACCGCGATCTGGTGCATGATCGCCGCGTCGGTGTATCTTTCATTCGCGGTGCGATCAGCCATATGTCGCGGCCCCGTTCCCTATGAGGCGGAAGACACGACACTCGGCAAAGTCCGAGAGCCGGCCCTGCATGATCTTCACGCCATACGGCTTGAGGAGTTTCTGCGCCTCCACGGCGAGTTCATCGCACACGTCACCGGCGAGGTTCTCCTTGAGTTCAGCGAACGTCCGGCGAGTTACCACTTGGATTGCTGCTGACGTGCCTAAGTCCGTCATGGTATCCGTCGTATCCCAAGACCGCCCGATCGCCTTCACGGGGTCCGTAATTTCCACCGTGTAGACGACCGAGATGAGGATGGACTTCCCGTCCTTCGTGACGAGCGTCTGCGGGGGGAGGTTGATGCTCTGCCGCGCCGTCGGGATGACCTCGACCTCGGTGATCAGCGGCCACCAAAAGTACAGACCCGGGTAGATCCGCTTAACCTTCGCGCCGCGGATAAACTTCACGCCGCCATGGGTCGCGCGACAGAGCCCGAGCCGGGGTATCCAGCAAACCATCAAGCGAACAAACTCGCCTATCCAGGCGAAAGCTGTGTCCACCCGTCCCTCCCTACTCTTCAGCCTGCTCGTCGATATCCTTCCCGTCCGTGGGCCCGCCGCCGAACGACATCTCCTCGGCGGCCAATTGCTTCTCGTTCTCCTCCGGGTCGAAGTCGTCCATCAGGGCCCCGCGCCGCTTCAACTCGGCCAGGTACGCCTCTCGCGAGAGGTCCCGTCCTCTGCGAGCTGCGCCGAGTTCCGAGAGGTCTGACTGCGTGATCTCTTCCGGGCCGAAGTCCGTGCTGACTATCAGGGACCCGTACTCCTCGACGCCCATCCACTTTGCCGTGATGGCCAGGGCCTGGTTCATGGCGTCCTGGAACCGGGTCGCGGAGTCCTGCAGCGGACTCGTCGCCTCTGCCGCGTCCAGGGCCCGGGCGGTCGCCGTGACGTTGCCCGGCCGCTTCCTGAGGAAGTCGGCACCGTACGACGCCATCTTCTCCTCGAGGTCCAGGATGTCCTGCCGCCCGGACGCGATCGACGCCCCCGAGTGCTCGACGTAGTAGAACTTCGCGGCGGGATCGGACGCCCAGAGCATCTTCCGGGGCCCGATCTCGACCTTCGACTCTTCCTCCCGGATGCCAGAACCGGCCAGGATCGGGAACCGGGCGACGGTCAGGATGTTCCGCTGGTCGCTCGAGCTCTGCCAGTGGGCAATGTTCAAGTCAACGAGGTCGGAGACCGGGGGCTTCCCGGTCATGAAGTCCTTGCGGTTGGCGTAGAACGTGACGAGGGGGATCTGGTTGATGTCCATCTTGGCCGGGCCAGACTCGACCTCCCACTTGTTCCCCTTCACCTGCCGCCACACGGTCACGAACACCCTAAACTCGCCTGACTCCGGGTCGACGAGGAGGTTCAGCTCCCGGATCTTGCAGACCACCCTCTCCGAGAACCCGTCCCTCTCGACCTCCTGCTCCCGGATACGAGCGTGGGTCAGGACCTCCCGGGAATCGACCATGGTCACGGAGGCCGCGATCAGGCACTCGGGCTTGATGAAACTCCAGTAGGGGCGGACGTCGTCCCTCAGGTCGTCGGCGGCCGTCCTCCCCTCTCTGTCGACTACCGGCATGTCCACGAGCACGTGGGCCACGGCCTTCGCCAGACCCTCCCTGAACCAGTCTCGACAGAACGTCGTGACGTCGTTGCCCTCGAGGTCCACGTCATCTAGGATGGAGGTGAGTTCCTCCGGCATATCCTCAGACGTGGTGACGGGATCGCTGAACGGCCGCCCGACCCAGGAGTCCAGGGTCT